ACATCATCTGACCATTGTTCTGATATTAGTTTCATTTTTCTCCCCTTTAAAAACTACCGTATATGTCATCATAATTTGAATATTCCCTTTTAGCTATATCTAAAAGATCATCTAGAATTTCTCTTCTTACTTGAATTAAACCAGACATATCATTTCTAATTTTATGAATTGCTATTATATTGTTCATTAGCTTTATGGCTGTTTTATTTTTCAATGTTCTAGCAAGAAGTAATACACTAGCATTGTGGTCATTTCTATCGGTAAACTTTTCAATTTTATTAATTACTTTCTGGTCAAGTTCTCTCTTCTCTTGAAGTTGAGTTTGTTTTGATTCTCTTTGTAAGTCTTTGATAAGTTGTAAACCTTCTGAAATATCTTCACCCATTAGTTTAATAAATTGTTTTACACTCTTTTGAGCCTGACTCATATCTCTGTAAACGCCCAACTCGGAGGGTTCTTTTGCTTCTTTTTGTTTAACATACACACGAACCTTTTTAGATTTAGGCTTTTCTTCATAATAATAAACTTCGATACCCTTTCTTCGGTCAACATCTTTCTTTAATTGTTTATTCTTTTCACCCTTTGGGGCTGCCTCATCTATTAGTTCCTGTCTAAGTTGAACAAAAGTTTTCATTACTCTTCCTCTGATTTTTCCTCTGGTGAATTACCTGAATTCATCCAATCTAGTTGTACTTCAACTCGCTTTAAATCTATAGCATCAACTTGTTTTTCTTTCATGACATCATCAAAAGCTTCTCCAGCTTCTACATTATCGTCATTAACAATTTTGTCTACTAAATCTCTAATTTTATCTGTAGCCATTATTTACTCCTAAAATTCTTCATCATCTTCTGGACCACCTTCATCTTCTATTTGTTTATCAATCATATTTATTTCTTCTTCTGATTGTCTTAAAACATTCTTTCTTACCCATCTCTGTGAGTAGTATTTACCGACAAATGCGTCCATATCATTTAATGTATTTATTCTTTCTCTGAGTAATTCAGAATCTTTTAACTCAACAAAATGACTATCTTTCTGGAAGTCAAATGATGCGTATTCTTTTAATTCATCATACTCGTCTTCTGTTACCACATTTTTAAGTAGTAACTGAGTTCTTAGCATATCTGTAAACAATAAACTAAATTTAACTCTGAGCCTATCAACAAATCTAGAGAATTTAACTTCATCTCTAGTTATCTCTGAAGCTCTACCTAGTGAGAAACCATTATCAGCTTCCATTCTTGAGACAGGAACATTCAATGCTCTGTAGAGTTTCTTTTGAAAATATAGAATATCTTCTATCTCTCCAAGGTTCTGTCCACCTGGTAAAGTAGTAATTTCTGTTCCTCTACCACCCTCTCTTCTAGGTAACCAAAAATCTTCTAACATATTCATATGTTTTCTATCGTCTTTAATCTCACCTGTATCTGCGTTATAGACTAACTTATTTCTATAGTTAGTCTGAACTTCTTTTAGATACTGTTCAGCTCTTGCCTTAGGTAAGTTACCAACATCTATGTAAAAGATTCTTCTTTCAGGTGCTCTTGATATTCTGTAAATAACAAGTGCGTCCTCTAACATTCTTAGTTGATTAGCAGCTTTTAAAGCTTTATGTAAATAACCAACAATGACTGTTCTATTATAGTCTAATAATCCAGATGTTGTATATGATATAGCATCTGGATGGATTCTAATAGTCTGACCTGTATTGTTACCAGACTTATCATATCCTTCGTCATTAAATAAGTAATACTCATGTACTTTTTTAACAACCTCTATGTTCGTTTTAGGGTCTTTCTCTTTATCTATTTCCCTAATTTTTCTTATTTTTTGTGGGTCTATAGGTCTTAACCCAACTAAACCCTTTTGTGGGTTTTTCTTATCTATCATTTTATGATAGTATAATCTACCATCAATATACCATTTTCTAAATATATCATGTGATAGACTTCTAAAACCAAGTAATTTTAATACTACATCAAACTCTTCTCTAACTCTTTTCTTGGTTGTATCACCTATATTTTTTACATTATCTAAGTTAATAGCTATAGGAGCGTCTAAATCATTCGAAGAAATTGATTCATTTACTATATCATCAATAGCTGCATCAACTTCTGGTATGAGAGACATCTCTCTATATCTTTTAACTAAATCTGCCTCATTCTTGATGCCACCTTCCATGTCAACATATTGACCAATGACACCACCTGTCGAAGCAAATCCTCCCATCCCAGCATCTCTCGATACCTCAATGGCTGTTCCATCATTTACAGGTGGAACGAAGGAGGGAGCTTCACCCTCCTTCTTTTTCCTGTTTATTTCAAATCCAAATAATTCCATAATAAGTATTTATACTCCAAAAAAACAACTTATAATGTTCTTTCAAAGTGTGAGTAACAAAACTCTATATCAAAGGTTTCAATTGCATCTCCACCTTCTGTATCAAGCTCTATTGCACCTAAGTTTGTAGGCCACAAATTAAAGAACTCATATGTCGCGATAACTGAGTCATCTCTACCTAATTGAGATACAGTCGCTCTATCAACCATGTATTCGTATCCTACGACACCAACACTAGAATCTAGTGGAACTATATCTGCCATCCAGGCTTCGATTTCATTTCTTACTGAAAATTCAGTATCATTATAGACACCTACAGTCCAGTTTTCGAAAGTTCTATCACCCGCTAACTTAACTGTTAGACCTTTGTATTTGATTTCCATAGGTTCAATAACTTGACCAGGTAAAGCTGCAGTTTTACATAAAAACTGAATTTTATTTCCTGACCTTGGTATAAAAACCTCGAATCGGTTATTTCTAGGACCAGCCCCGATTAAGTTGGCCTTGAACTGGTTAATTGTTGCCATTCTCTACCCCTTATGTTGCTGATTCAGAAGCCCCACTAGCTCCGCCGTACACTTCTTCGAAGTCTACGCCTGTTCTAGAGGCTACAAAAGTTAAAGTTATAAAATTGATACTTCTCGCTGGCTTCACGAATATTGAAGCTACAAACTGATTAGAATCAATTACTTGCCCTGTGTTATTTGTTTCATCACAAATAACCTTAAAGTCAAAAATACCTTTTCGACCTTGAACCTCTCTCAAGAAAGGTTCTACTGTTGCTCTAAAGTTAGCTCGTGTGAATGAATCGTTAAATTCAAACAATGAGAATTTAGCACTAGTGCTAATAGCTTTCTCAAGAACTATAAACAACCTTCTAACATTGATTCTACTAAAAGCAGAACCTGCGTTAGATAGTAATGTTTTGTCACCGAACAATAAAGTTCCTTGACCTGGGAAGGTAACAATAGGATTCACTCTAGCTTTATAGAGTTTATCTCTATCAGCTTGACTTGGGTTAAAAGCGAGCTTTGTAACTCCAAAAATTTGTCCTCTATTGAAACCAGCTGGTGAGTACCATGAGTCTTGAGCTAAATCGGTACCTGCACACAGCCCTGCTGTTGCACCATTTCCTGGTACATACACTAATCTATCGTTATATCTATCATAGATATACAACCAACCTGAATCCATAGCCGCGTAAGATGTACTATTGATTGTGTCAGCTGTTGATTTAATGTTGTCTGCCTCCGAAGAGGTATTTACTACATCGCTTCTAATCGGTGAAAAGAAGACCATGCAGTCTTTTCTTTTAGCTGCGATAGCTAAAAGTTGATTATAATAACTAGTTGCTTCTGCTCTAGTTGCACTAGCTGTTCCAGAGCCGTTGTCGGCCTGGCTTGTTCCTGATATCATTAAAGAAATATCCTGATTGTCAGCACTACCAAAATGTGTATCGTATGCTAATATTTTTTCACCAGTTGTGGGCTGTCTGCCATCACTACCGTTCGTAAATGAATTGTTTATAGGTAAACTAGCCCCACCAAAAGTTACACCAGCTGCAGCTGAACCAGCTGAAGTAGCGTTACCATCGTGGTCTAGCCAATAAACATTATCACTTTCGTTGTATAAAACATCAACATAGTAGTTAGTAGCACCGAAATCATCTTTAGCGTCTGAAGCTAAAGATACAGCCTCAAATTGTTCCAGAATTGTTCCTGGTATACCTGATATTCCACCGTCTTCATCAAGAACAACAATATGAATTTCATCATTAGAACCTGCACTTGCTCTACTACTTGCGAAAGTAGAAGTACCTGGTGCCTTAGTGAATTGAACAGCAAATTCCCATTCTCTTGAGATATTTGCACCGCTTGATACAGCAGCTGCTAGTCCTTGTGTTGAATCTGATTCTTGTTCAATGGTTAAATCACCAGCTCCAGAAGAACCTGAATCGAAGGATATTGCAGTAACTTTATATCTAACAGTATCACTACCTATAGTGATGATATCACCAACAATAAACACTTGGCCAGCTGTAACTGGAACAGAAGTTCCACCTATACTTGCAGTTGCGTTTGTTGTTGTTACATTAGACTGACTAAATGCATTTGCAGATTGACATACAGATATTTTGAGGTTATTACCTCTAGCACCTGCGTGTCTAGCACCGAATGTACCTACGGCAGCTTGACCTGCTCTGAAATTGTCATCATAATGTATTGTGCTCTTAATTAGCAATCCAGATGAACCACCTGTCGTTGCGTTAAGAAGACCATTAGAATTTATTCTAACTACTTTTAAATCTAAACCGTAATCTAAGAAGTGAGCTGCTGGATAAAAATATTCAGCACCTACATTCGTAGCTGCGGGTTCCCCAAAGCGTTGTACTAATTCATTTTGTGATGAAACTGTAATAACTTCATCTACAGGACCATCTGTGAACGAGCCACAATATGCCCCTATTGAACTAGACACCGCAGGAATCACATTAGTAGCATCTATTTCTTGAACCAGAACTCCTGGCGAAACTTGAAATGCCATAATTTTACTCCTTTATTTTTTTACAAATAATTTAAAATTAAAGTAAGATATAAATCTTACCCATATCATGTATTTATAATTTAATAAATCTTAGTATCTCCAACCACGGTCCATACATCTCCACCCTCATGATATTGTTCAGGTTGGTCTTTTGTATCGAATATACCTGCTGGAACTACTTCATCTTCAATCATTTTTTGTTT